TGGAGGCGCAGAGGAAGCTAGAGAGCATCCTCTTTTTAGCTTGGTACACTTTTCACCTAACGAAGAACAAACAGCTTACAATTACTTTTTGAGTGAAAAAGTTAGAGAATTAATTTTGGGTAACAGTTACAGTTTAATTCGCCGCAATGGCATAAACCAGATAGTTGATTTAATACCTTTCGCAACTGGTTCAATCACTCCGAAACGCACCAAAGAAGGGGTATTGTATTATGAATATCAAAGTGGGCTAGAGAAGAAAGATTATAAAGCAGAACAAATATTGCACATACCATGCTTGTCGTTAGATGGGACGGTAGGATTATCACCGATTAAACAGGCTCAGGAAGCAATCAGTATGGCAATTGCGGCAGAGAAGTTTGGGAGTAACTTTTATAAAAATGGCGCTAATGTTGGCGGGGTGTTCACTCATCCAGGTGGAGGCGCTTCTCTAGATGAAGAATCAGCTAAGCGAATGCGGGAGCAACTCAACCAGAATTATGCTGGCATTGATAATTCACACAAGTTTTTATTGCTTGAGGAAGGCGTTACCTATACTAGAATTGGCATTCCGCCGGAAGAGGCTCAATTTCTAGCAGCTAGACAATATCAATTGCAGGAAATTGCTAGAATGTACCGAGTACCTTTGCACTTGGTTGGAGATTTAGAACGGTCAACCAATAATAACATTGAACATCAATCACTAGAATTCATTCAATACACTATGTTACCTCATTTTAAGAATTGGGAACAGATGTTAAATTTTAAACTCCTTAGCAAAAAAGAACGTGCTAAGGGGTATTTTTTTGAGTTCTCTGTGGATGGTTGGTTACGTGGTGACCATGTAGCCAGGTCGCAATTTTATCACATGATGCGCAATGATGGGATTCTATCAACTAACGAGATTAGATTGCGTGAGAATCTCAATCCTAGACCAGAAAAAGAAGCTGATGAGCTACTAGTTAACGGGAATATGATTTCGGTTACAACCGCTGCCAAACAGCAGCCAAAGATGACAGGGGGTGGCAACAATGAAGGAGACGCGAACAATAAAAGCGGAGTTTAGATCTAAAGATGGAGACGGGAACAAAATAGTTGGATATGCCGCTAAATTTAATACGTATAGTGAGGAAATGTGGGGGTTTAGAGAAAAGATTGAACCTGGCGCTTTTAGAAAAGGTTTGCCTACCGCAGATGTTAGAGCGTTGTTCAATCATGATCCAAATATGGTTATTGGGAGAAACAAATCTAATACATTGAATTTGGAAGAAGATGACATTGGGTTGAGGTTTGAAGTTGATTTGCCAGATACACAATGGGCGAAAGATTTAAAAGTATCAATGCAGCGAGGCGACATTGACCAATGTAGCTTTGGATTTCGTGCAATTGAAGACAAGTGGGAAGTTATCGATGGCAAAGACGTTCGCACTTTAACAGAAGTCGAACTGTTTGATGTCTCAGTGGTTACATATCCTGCTTATCCGGAAACCGAATCACAAGTCAGAAGTTTGTATGAGGAAAAGCGTTCACAATTACATGAAAATATTCCAGCTCCCCGAAAGCCGGAAGACGATAAAAACCAAGACTGGTTAGATTTGAAACTTAAGAATCTAGACCGGTTAGAAAATTTGCACAATCTTAAGGGGGATAACCAATGAGCGAACAAATTAAAGTATTACAGGAAAAACTGGCTTCTTTAGTCCACGAACAACGCGATATGCTCAACAGCGCCAAAGACAATTTAGACACTTTAGACTCAGCTAAAATGTCTAAAATTGAAGGCGACATGGACAAAGTAGAGTTGTTGCTTCAAAGTGAACAACGTCAGATTGAGCGAGAAGAGAGATTGAACAAACCAGTTGAGGGCAAACCAATTCCAAAAGAAACTGGTGAAACCGTTGACGAGAAAGAGAAACGTCATTCAGAAACATTTAGAAATTTCCTGCGCAAAGGTCTAAATGGAGTAGATTTCGAAGCGCGTACTATCTATGCTGGTTCTGACGCAGACGGTGGATATTTGCAAGCTCCTATTCAGTTCGCAAAAGAATTATTGCGTGAAATTGATAACGTTTGCGTAGTGCGTCAATTAGCTACCAAAAAACAGACTGGAAAAGCAGAAGGACTTGGGATTTACACGAAGACTGATTCCTTTACTGATGCTACCTGGACGAGCGAATTAAAAACTGGCGACATGGACGAGACTGTAGTATTCGGTAAGAAAGAATTGCGCACTCACCCTCTTGCCAAAGGCACTAGACTTTCCAATAAACTAATCCAAGTTGCAACCGTTGCCGATATCGAAGGCGAAGTATTGCGAGAATTGGCTAAAGTGTTTGGACAAACCGAGGAACAAGCCTTTATGACTGGTGACGGCAACATGAAACCTCTTGGCTTGTTTACCGCTTCCGATGATGGAATTAGCACTTCTAGAGACGTTTCCACTGGTAATAAAGCTACTGAGGTAACCTTCGATGGTTTTATTGAGTTCCAACACAAACTGCATCAGAATTACTGGACTAAAGCAAAAATGCTTTTCCATCTTGACCTGCTTAAACAACTACGAAAAATCAAAGACAACAACGGTCAGTATATCTGGCAGCAGGGTATGGTTAGCGTGGGCATTCCTTCCAGCATTTACGGTTCGTCGTATGTATTAGGTGATTATGTGCCTAACACTTTTACTACTGGAAAATACGTTGCTATCTATGGAGATTTTAGCCAGTACTATATTGCTGATTGTATGGCAATGCAAATGCAGGTATTGAAAGAATTATATGCTTTGACGAATCAAACTGGTTACATCTGCCGACAAGAATTAGATGGTATGCCAGTGGTTGCCAAAGCGTTCGCACGTATGCAGTTAGCTTAAGGGGAGGTTAATAAATGGAAAATTTTCTTACTCAAAACAAAATTACTATGGTTCTAGCTCCGACTACTGGAGTTGTGGGGACTGTTTCGACTGGCACAACCATTCTTGATATGTCCGGTTATGAGGCAGTAACCTTCTTGACCGCAAATAGCACAGTCACTTCTACGGGCGCTTACATGGCGATCTACATGGGTTGCTCTAGTGGCGCGGTTGCCGCTCCTGTTACTTTATCTGCCGTCTATTTCGGTTCTTGCGCAGCTAATAGAGCTAGTTATGCAGCTACCGAAGCTTATCGACCAACGCAAAGATTTGTAACTGCGTATCTCATTGGCGCTTCGAGTTGTTGTAATGCTGGTATCTATGGCATTCAGCACAAACCTAAAAACGCGAATGTAACTCAATCTACTTCTGGAGACGTAACCTTCACCGCTTCCGCTTCCAGCGGTTCAGCAACTTAAGGAGGTCATTAAATGGGATATGTAGGCGCAACGCACGGAGAACGAGGTGGGGACAGAATTGTGCTGGAATCCTCTGGTATGATTCGCCAACCTGATTGTCAAACTTGTACCACTGCAGCCTTGACAATTACCAACTATGGAGTTAGTCAAGTACCGTTGTATGCAGCCGCTTCCAGTGGTTGTGTATACGCATTAGACGCTCCTGACCGCGATTATCTTGGCAATATCAAAACTCTGATTGTTGTTTCTAGCTCTGAGAACCATGTGGAAATTAACTGTGGGGCTGCGGCTTTTGTTATCGGTGGGACTACTTATGGCACAGTCACTTTCCTAACCTCCGGTAATCGCGGCGGTGGAGTAATCCAACTATATGGGGCTTCATCTGGCAAATGGTATCCTCTGAATGGTTTAACTTTTTCTTCTGGAAATGGCTCACCTCGATGGGTTGCCAGTTCCGGACTGTGATATTTTAAGGGGACGCGCAAGCGTCCTCTCTTATTTTGAATAGGAGGTTTTGCTATGTCCATCATTTCCGGAACTTTATCTACGGATAGCGGCTTAATCACAGTGTCATGTTCTTCAGGGGTGGCTTATGTGCGGGCAAAAAATAGATATTATTGTGATATTATGAACCCTTCAGCAACCAACACGCTATACATCCACCTTGGTCAAACTGCAACCACCAGTAATTTTGGATTAGTGTTGCAACCAAGCACCAACCTTAACACCTATTACCGCATTGAAAAATACAACGGTGCAATTAACTTTTGTTTTGGTGGTAGTACTGATAAAGCTTGCGTTATGGAGATTGCGGAGTAAACGAAAAATTCCAGAGGTGTGAAATGGCATTATCATTAATAACGGGCACGTCAACAAGCGTTTGCAGTTTAACAGAAATCAAAGATTTTTTGAGAATCTCATCTACAGATGAGGATACACTTTTAGAAAAGTTGACATTAACCGCTCAACAGATAGCGGAGAATTATCAAGGAAGAACTTACAGAACACAAACTTGGGAATATGAGATGCCTTCTTTTCCGTTGAGTGGTGAATCAATTGAGTTACCAATGGGCGCACCGTTGCAATCAGTAACATCCATTAAATATTACGATACTGATGGCACAGAAACAACTTGGTCTAGTACTTCTTATCATGTGGACATAAAAAATGAACCAGGCAAAGTAGTGTTAAGGTATGGTGAGGTTTATCCTAGCGACCTATTACAGACAGCAAATGGTCTAGTCATTACTTATGTCGCAGGCAGCACCGACCAGGCTAGTTTCGAAAAAAGAAACTACATGACTAAATTATGGATTATGAACGCGGTTAGCCAGTTATACGAAAAACGCGAAAAGGATTTATCGGAGTACGAATTCGGCGCTCTGCGGGCTAGACGCGTACGAGGTATCTACTAATGGGGTCGGGAGAATATAACCGCAAAGTAACTTTTTACAAAGAAGTTTATACCCGTGGAGACTTTGGGGAAACGGTAACTTCCAATTCCTCCGCTTGTAGTCTCTGGGCTAAAGTACGTATTAAAGATGGCAAAGAATTTTGGGCAGCTCAACAAGTCAACGCTGAATTATCTGGATTAATTACAATTAGATACACAACGCAGATTAATCCAAAAATGATTATGAAATATGATTCTATACCTTATGAGATTATTTCAGTCATCCCTAAAGAGAGACATGGCAAGTATTGGGAAACGGAATTGCATGTAAAAGAGGTGAGCAGTTAATGTATTTTGAAGAAGCCCTATATGCTCACCTTTCTTCCACCGCTTCTAGCACTGGTTTAATGACGCTGGTATCATCCAGCGACCCGAGAATATATCCTCTTAACATGCCTCAAATGGTCACATATCCAGCGGTAGTTTTCCAGAAGATTTCTGCTCAACGTGAGCCAACAATGAACGCCGATTGCGGTATAGTGTTTGCTACTCTACAAGTAGATTGTTACAGCACTAGTTATGCAGTGGCAAAAAGATTAGCTAAAGAAGTACACACCAAACTAAAAAATTATACTGGGGTAATGGGCGGTACTAGCGGAGTACAAGTAGACTATACAGAGTATCAGCAAGAAATGGATGACTATATTGACGCAATTAAAACTTATAGAGTTATACAAGAATTTGAAATTGCTTATCATGAATGATGCGATTGGGGGTTTGAAATGGCAAGTTTTGTAAATGAATCGGCTGCGATATTTGTAAACGGCAACAAAATAACTGGCGTGACGAAGATTACTCTCGATTTAGAATGCGACATGGTAGAAGTGACCGTTCATCAATCGTCCGGTTCGCGTGAGTATGCGCCTGGTTTAATATCGAGCAAACTAGCTTTGGAAGGTTGGGCTAACGATGCGATAGAAAATAATTATTTTAACAATGCGGTTAGTCAATCAACTAATGTCATTACAATTTTTCCGCTCTCGTTCACGGAATCTTCAAGCGCTGGAAAGTCTTACACTTTAGTTGGCGATGCTGGAAAAATAACAGTTGGTGGCACAATAGGGGAGATTGAAGCAATTACGGTAGAAATGCCTTTGGATTATCCTTGTGTTAACAATGTGTATAGTGCGTGTTCTGTGATAACAACGACTGGTTTTAATTACGTTTACGGATGCGATTTTACAGATTATGGGGTTCTAGGCAATGGCGCAAGTCTTGCTTTTCAAATTTACCAAAATTTAAGTTCTAGTTTTATCGCGCTTCTACTTTGTAGTAGTAGTAGCGGGGCGGCTATTGGAACTTCGTTGGCAACCAAAGCGACGACTGGTCAAGGCTGTTATCAAGACAATCTTGTTTATGGTGCGGGCAGTTGGGCTGTAGAAAGAAGATTTCTGTATTATGGTACATACACAAGCACACCCACCGCTAAAATAATTACTACCGTGGGGGTGATTAAATGAGTGTATTTGTAAACAAAACTCCTGCCATTTTCGTTAACGGAAACCTTTGGCAATCTCAAACTAATAAGATAACCCTCGATATTGAGTGTGATTTATTGGAATGCACAAATTGGAAATCTTCTGGTTCGAGGGAATACACTCCAGGTTTGGTGACTGGGAAGTTATCAGTGGAAGGGTTTGTGAACGATACAATCGGCAGTGAATTCTTCAACAACTCAAACAACTCTACCGGAGTAGTTACTATTATAAGCAACAATTTCAACTCAGCCACACAAACACAATATCTTGACCAAAGCTACTCCTTGTTGGTAAACGAAACCAAATATCAAGTTGGTGGTGCGGTTGGGGAGGCAGAAACATTCACGATTGAGGCTACCGCCGATTATCCACTCGCGAGGAATTTCGCGCAATGTTTGCATATATCTTTAACCACAGGCTATAACGCAATGTATGGTTGGAATTATTTAGATTATGGATCTACTGGTGGACAATTAATGATTACTTGTCATCATTTTGTAGTCCAAAACACTTCTTCTTTCCAAAGCAACTTTTATTGTTCTTGCAGTTCGGGAATTATAGGGGCTACGTCTTTAGGTTCGAAGTCATCCACGGGCATTACTTCTTATCGGACGGTGGCAACTTACGGCGCAGGGACTTGGACTACAGACCGCCCATGGGTATATTTTAACAGGTTCTCGTCTGGCACTGGGTGCAAAGCACTGGTTACTATGGGGGTGGTTTTATGAGTGCTTTTGTGCAAGGCAAAGGGGCTGTATTTATCAACGGTTATGACATTTCAGGGCAAGTGACTAAAGTTAACTTGGATTTAGAATGTGACATTCAAGAAAAAACCAGTTATGATTCATCTGGTTCAAGGGAGTACATGCCAGGGTTGTTGGGTGGGAAGTTGTCAGTAGAAGGATTTATGCATGCCAACATGAGTGATGCCTTCGAAAAATCATTAATCAATAACACGTCTGGAATCTGCACGATATTCCCAAGGGCTTACACCACTGATGCAACAGAGGGCGGTATGATGTCGGGTATTAATGCTAAAAGCAATGAGGCTTACGGTTTCCTCATTGATGGAGCTAAATTAACTCGCACCGGGGAAATTGGGCAACTTTATGGATTTAATTATGAATCTGCAGTAGAGGGCATACCTTTTAAGTCTATTTTAACAGGTAAAGTTATTGCGAACTCGACTTCGTATTATATTGCTTACGTAAACGCAACAGATATGATATCTCTCGGTTCGAGATATGCCATTCTGCATCATCAATTAACAGCGAATGCTAATTTAAATAATTCGTTTCAGGTATCTTGCAGCAGCTCCTTTACCGTGTTTACTGATTACCCATATTCTTGGAGCAGCACCGCATCTAATGTTACCACTTTTATGACGCGGAAATTGGACAACACGGCATCAACAGATAGACCTTACGTGCGATTTGTTATCTATTCCAGCAGCGACCATTCTGGAAGTTATTTTGTAGGTGTGTATTAAACACGAACTCTAATCGAGTTCTTTAGAAAATGGTCAAAGTAGTCATTTCGGGGATGGCGACCGAGACACAATAAAAAGGAGTGGTTTAATTGGCAGCTATAGTATTGAAAAATGCAGTAGTAGAAATTAACGCAACGTCAGCGTTCTGGGGATTAACTCGTAAAGTTACAGTTAACTATGAGGCGGACGAAATCGAAACGACCTCATTCACATCTTCTACTGGCTTATCAGGTAAAACCTTTATTCCTGGTCTAGTCAACTGGACTGCGGACATTGAAGTACTACAAGATTATTCAGCATCTTTAGTAGATGCAACTCTATTTCCTCTGATTGGGGCAACCGACTTCCCTGTTCGTATTGCAGTTAGCTCCACGGGCGTGTCAACTGCTTACCCACAATTTACTGGGCGTGCATTGCTACCAAAATATACACCTATTTCAGGCGGTGTCGGCGAAGCTGGCACAGTTAGCTTTACTTTCCGTGGTAGTGGTGTATTGTTGCGGAATACTGCTTGCTGCTCTGGTTGGTAGAATATGGCTTTTGTTGGTATTAAATTAAACGGAGTAGAAGAAGTAAAAAAGAAAATGCAGGAGTGCCAGATGGAAATTTCTGGCGCTCTCCCTTCTTTAGTTTACGAATCTGCCTTGAGAACTCAATCTTTAGCACGTTCAAAAGTCAACAGTAGAAGCGGGCAAATTAGACGAGAAATAAAAGTAACCTTTGACGGCGCTAATAAAAACTATGCAGTTGCTCATGTAGGCATAAAAGCCGAATCTGGCGATGCTAAACTTGCAATAAAAGTAAACTCGTTAGAATATGGTCACGCTGCTCCTGGTAACGCGCGTGGTGTTAAAGTGGTTCGAGCTAGACCTTTCATGCGCCCGTCTATTAAATATGAGCGTTCTTTGTTTAAACAAAATGTTGAGACCAAATTTAAAGAAATATTAGATAAGGATAGGTAAATTATATATGATAGGAATTCAAGTTGAATTGGACAAAATGAGAACTTTACGATTGACAATTAATTCAGTTTCTTTATTCGACGAAATGAGCAACACTTCATTTTTGGAATTAACCGACCAATTAGAAAAAGGTAAATTAACCATCTCTCAAGTGAGAATGTTAATCTGGGCTATGTTATTGCATGAAGATGAATCTTTAACAGTTAAAGGCGCAGGGGAAGTTATGCAGGCTGGAATCGAGGAAGAGAAAACCGACCTGGCAGAAATTATGGAGAAGATGACACTAGCAGTCATAAATTTTTTGATTCCCCGCAAGGATCGGGGAAAAATGATGTCCCAATTCCAAGAAGAGAAAAAATCGAGTACTACGGATTTACCGAAGAAGAACTTGAAGAAGAAAAGTACGGAAGAGTAGATAAATTTAACATTAAGAAATTCATTCAAGAAAACAAACACATTGCTCTTGGTCAACTTGGGTTGACTATAAAAGAGTTCGGTGCTATGACTATTGGTGAATTTAAGGCTGCACACAAAGGCATGATGTTAGGCAAAGAGTTTCTAGCTTGGCGAACGGGTTATTATGCAATGATTGGGTTCAACGACCCGAAAAATTTTCCAAATTGGGAGGATATAGAACGCAAAATGGGAGGGTAGATTTCTACCTTCCCATTTTTTATAAGGGGTGATTGTATGGGGATGATTGCTGGTTTATGGGCTAAACTTGGTATTGACACAAGCGAATTTAACAGCGGTTTAGACAAAGCTCAAACAAAGCTAACTAAATTTTCTGGAAAGATGAACACTTTCAGCACGTCACTATTACCTGTTACGGCAGCAGTTTTGGGAGTTGGGATTGCTGCAGTTAAAAGCAGTATGGACTTGGGTAAAATGGAAACCTCCCTAATTGGTGTAGCTGGCGGGGTAGCACAAGCCAAGACACAGTTCGAAGCACTCAAAAAGATGTCGCTAGGGACTGGTTTAAACTTAGAGCAACTAGGTGTAGCTAGCAGACAAATGATGGCTTTTGGGTTTTCTGGTGAGGAAGCTTTAAAAGTAATTCACGATGTAGCTGGTGTTGTCAACGGGGACATGGCTAGAGTTTCAGAGTCAATGTTACAAATTGGTCAAATCAAACTTAAACCTAATGTTGAGATGGAAGACCTAAAATCATTAACTGAAAAAGGTATTCCTGTATTTGATTATATGGCTAAAAAGTTCGGCAAGGACTTTATGGCGCAGATGAAAAAAGGCGCTATTGGTGGTACTGACGCGCTAAAAGCAATCCTTTCAGGATTGGCTAATGACCAAAGATTTCAAGGCTCACTAGAGAGATATGCAGAGACCACTTCAGGAGCGTTCGAGAGATTGAAAACCACCGTTGTAATAGCTATGGGTGCTATTGGTAAAGCGATTGACGAGAACGAAGGAATAAAACAAGCGTTTATTGATTTGGCTAAAGCAGTTAACGATTTATCAAATTGGTTTACTCACCTAGACAAAAAGACACAATCATTAATCGTTAAAGGGGCTTTATTCCTCGGTTTTGCTGGCATAGTCACTAAAGCCTTATCAATGATTTCAGGTGCTTTTGTGCCCGTTATAGACCTAATGCGCAATGCTTCAGGAGGGTTTGGGAAGATTGCCGGAATGTTCGGCGGTGGCGTAGCCAAATTAGCTCCTCCAATTGTTAATGCTACAAACTTATTGCCTGTTATTGACATAGCCAAATCCGAGAAAACTTTAACTGATTCAGTCGGCAAAGTAATCAGAACCGTTACAACTGAAAAAATTAGAGAGAATGGTAAACTAGTTAAAACGATAACTTCTCACTTTGGCGAAGCTGGCGAATTAATCAAGCAAGAATCCAAAAGTCTTGCCAAGATAGTACAAAATGCGACTGCTGGAATAGCGGAAGGCGCTGGTGAAGTAGCTGGTAATGTAATAGGTCAAGCGGTAGCAACTAAAGGGACGGCAACTGCTACACTGTCCATATGGCAGAAATTACGCGGTTTGTTATCACTTCCAGTTGGTGACGTTTTCGGTAAGTTGGTAGGCGGTCTAAAAAACGCTTCCGCAAATGGCGGTATCTTAACGTGGGTATTGGCGGCTATCAATTTAGGGATAACTAAGATCAGATTAGGAATAGTCAACTTGGCGAAGTTCGCATGGGGTGCTTTGATTAGCCCTTGGGGTTTGATATTAACTGCAATAACCTTAGTCTATTTGGCAGTTGATAATTATGGTAAAAACTTTCTTCTAGTCAATACTGTAATTGGAAATGGTCTGGCTTGGATGCGCAAAGCGTGGAAAGATTTAGGAGCGTACATTCAATTTGTGGGCGCTGTAATAAAATCTTCATTGGCTTTTGCTTTCCAGGAAGTTACAAAAATTATGATTGACACTCTTTTTAAACCTATTGAGATGTTTTTTGGCGCAATAGCAAAAGTAGCCGGACTGATACCGCGGTTAGGCGATGGCTTCAAACAAGTATCTGAAAGCATAACCAGTGCAAAAGAAATAGTTAAAGGTGTTTTTGTCGGGGCAGACCCTATGAAAGAGATAGCCGAGGCAAGCGAAGCATTAGGCATTAGCGTCAAAAACAACAACAAAGAATATAAAGAAACAGTGGCTAACAATGAGGATATTTTAAAACGAACTAGAGAACGCGAAGCATACGAAGCTAAATTAGCAAAAAGAAAAATCCTTACACCTGTTACACCACAACTACCAGAATTGGCAACCACCGAGACTAAAGTTGAAATTGATAGTAAATGGGCTGAACGGGCTAAACAAGCTGCCGCCTTGTTGCGTGATGTTAATATTGCTTCCATCCCTGACGGGCTTAAAAAAGAACTAGCTGAAATTGCTAACTGGAAGCAAGACATGGTTGATAAGTCTAACGAGACTGTAAAAATAGGTAAAGAAGAAGTTGCCTTATTAACCGAAGCTCAAAGAAAGGTTTTTGACACTAACCTTACAATAGCAGAACGACTAAAAATAAACGAAGCAATTAGAAAGTACGCTATGGAAACCGAAGGATTTCTGGCTAATTTAGTCCAGTCGAGAAAGAGACAGGAATTAGCTCAGTTGGAAGTAACTTATAAAGAAAACCTTGCCAAGGCACAAGAATTAGGCGTGTCAAAATTAGAAGTAGATAAGTGGTATTTAAAGCAAAAAGAGAACATCGAACGTGAAAGCGCCAACCGAATTGCAAACGAATATATAGATACTATGAAAGACGGTTTGAGTAAAACCATTGCACAAATCAAACAAAGCTATTCAGAAAAAGTAATATCAATAATGGAAGACCCCGATATTAGCGAACCGAAGAAAAAAGAAATGATAGCTAATACAAAAACCAACGCCACAACTAAAATAACTAGTGCTTACTTAGATGAAATCTCCAACTTGATGCAATCTTTCGGAGTTGACACTGGTAAATTTGACAAGTTGGCGAAAATCGTGTCTGCTAATTGGGAGCAACTAGCGCCTATATTTGATAATGCTTGGGCTAAACTAGGCAAGACCTTCGTATCTTTAAAAGGAATTCTTCAGCCCGTTACAACTATATTTGAAAATACCTGGTCAAAGTTGGGTAATCTATTTGCGCCATTGAAGAACTTCTTCCAACCAATAGAAGCTTCATTTAAAAACGCTTGGTCAAAATTAGGAAATGTGTTTGCTCCATTGAAAGACTTCTTCCAACCAATGGGAACTATGCTTGCAGCCGCTTGGACGAAATTAGGCAATGTGTTTGCTCCATTGAATGGAGTTCTACAACCAATTGTAACCGCGTTTCAAAATACTTGGTCAAAGTTGGGTAAAGTATTTGAACCACTCAAAGGAATGGTTCAACCGCTCGCAGCCATGTTTAATGACGCTTGGTCTAAATTGAAACAAGCACTCGAACCGTTGAAAGGGATTTTTGAACCGCTCATATCCATGTTTAAAGACATCGGCAATACAGAACTTGGTAAATGGTTTAAGAATCTATTCTCACAGAAAAGTGGTGGTATAGCAGGGATAACGGCAGGAATATCAACCGCCACTGGAGGCGCTGCCGGTTCTTCTGGTGTTTTAGCTAGTTTGGGAACAATGGCAAGCTCGATGAATCCTTATATACAAGCAGGCATGATGGCTTTTGATGCAATCAAAGGTATAATGGGCGATATGAAGACGGCTCAAAAAGAACAAGAAGCCATCCAATATGATAAATTTATTCGCACTGCTAATTCCGGGGAATTAGCAGGGAAGGTTAAAGAATTATCCGGGCAACAGGGAACAACCGAACAAGCCAGAGATGAAGCTGCTAAAAGAAAAGCTGCAATGAAATGGTATGATGTTGCTTTGGATAATATCAAGTATGCTTTTGGAGCTGGAGTTAAGAAAAAAGCAGAAACCACTCAAGCCGACCTTGACAAATTAAACTCCGACCTTGCCAAAGCCAAGGAAAAACTCCAAGAAATAATTGGTACTAGTAAAGAAGAATTAATCTCAGTAACGCTTGGCGCAATAAACACAGATAGCCTAGACGAGTACAACAAAAACTTCGAAAAATCATTTACCGACACGATTCGAAAAGCCGTTGTTAATGGAATGCCTGACAAAAAAATCAAAATAGAAGTAGATGGCAAGACAGCCGAAGAATCCATAAGCGGCTTATCTGAACAATATGCTGCCGTATTAGCAGAAGCGATGGCAAATGACACTCTATCTGATGATGAATATAAAAAACTAAATGAAATAGAAGCAAAAGCGAAAAAAGTATCTGACATCTTGCGCGAAGGAATCACTAAATTTATAACTATCTTAAAAGATTCGCTCGTTAAAGTAGAAGACATAGCCGGAGAAATTAAAGGAGCTTTTGCATCTGATACCATATCCAAATTTAAAGAATCACTCACTAAAGGAATCTGGAAATCAGTTAGAGATGGCTTGGTAAAGGGCTTCATGGAAGGAACAATTCTCAAACCGCTGATGGACAAACTGGTCACTGGTATCAATACAGCCATTGCGGACGGAATGCTAACCGAAGAAGAGAAGTCCAGCCTTAAGCCAATCATTGGAGAAATCAACGACAAAGCAAGCACATTCTATGATGCTTTAAACGCTATGGGATTAACAGTTGATAGCGTTAGCGAAAAACTATCCAATTCAATCTTGAACGCTCCAGAAGGGTTCAAGATAGAGAAATTCCGTTATGAAGCTCAATCACCAACCAATGTTGTCGAGATACAACAAACCTTGTCCGACAATCGAGTTTATACGATCAACGTTACTGGAGCGACTGACCCAACGGCAGTTGCTAAAATAGTTACCGATACAATCCAAAAAACAAATCTAATCAACGGTGGAAATGCCTATTCAGGAATACCAACATTTTAAGAGGTGACGAATGAGAACACTCACAGGAGCAGAAACGACCGTCTTATCATCTCTTGAATATTCAGTCTATGTGAAAATCAGCGTGTTCAACGCTGATTCTTCATGGATTGATTTATCAAGTTTAGATGGTGTCAATTACCAAGTATCAGCTGAAATAGAAAGCAATCTAGATTCCCCAACCACTGCAACGATTACTCTAGTTCGTGATTTTTACGATTATTCACTTGCTCCATTAAACGAAGTATCAAAGCATAATCAAGTTTCTACTGGATACTCTCCTTTATTGAAACTTGGGAACTACATCAAAATAGAGACCGCAACCATTGCAGTTGATACCGACCCAATAGCAGGAGACTGGAAGGAAGTCTTTAGAGGAATTATTGATATGGTAGAGTTTGCGCAAGATGCAGTAATCACTTGCCGCGACTTGTCTGGTTTGCTGCAAGATGCCTTTTTAGAGACCGCTACCACATTTGGCGATGATGGAGGCACTAAAGATTCAGAGGATGTCATCCAGGACGTTCTAGATGCCGCAGGACTGGATGTTACTCTTTGGTGTCCATATGGTTCAACCTTCGCAATTATAGCCTATAAACAGGAAGCAGACAGCGTATACAACATCATACAGAACATTGCTCAACAGCGTGGTTGGTCTGTAAGATATGTTTATGATGAAGACACTTCTGCGTGGCGATTGAAGTATTACGAACCAGACCGCAATAGAACTACTTACGATTTGGAAGTTAATCCTAATTCATATTTCGGAGTAACTGGGATTAGTCAATCTATTGCCAACATTAGAAATATGGTATCTGTAGTTTATCGCAATACTGAAGGAATTGTTGCAGAAACCACTTACCCTATTTTTGGCACAGCCACAGCAGGAGCAGCTAGCACATTAACCGATTCGACTAAAGCGTGGACTGTTAATGGATGGGATGGTTATTATGTAACGATTATTTCTGGTACTGGCATCGGTCAAACAAGAGAAGTTGCCAGCAACACTGCTACAATATTAACCACGACAGCCGTATGGATCATCAATCCAGACAACACTTCTAAGTATATCATCACCAACGCATTGGACAATTACACTTCGCCCCAAGATGCACCTCTTGGATACGGCAGAAGATTTATGCGTATCACTGAAGGTGCGACAAGCCAAATTGATACATCTCCAGAAGCAACTTTTATGGCACGCGCTATCTACCGCGACTTATGCGAACCGATTGCAGAAGTACAAATTGAAATGCGTTACTTGTGGGCTTCCGAAGTTGGAGACCAATATTTATTTTACGCGAACGATATTCATTTCACCGAAGACCAAACTTTGGCATCGGTCGGCATCAGACATTCATTATCCGCTAACAAATATCGCACTACTTTAATTTGTCGTGGCAAACCTGCTGGAAGTCATAGACAGTGGTTGGTTAGAGAATCAAGAACAGGGGTGGCGTTAGCCAACACAACCATAGCCACGCCTACCACGTTGGCGCTCACTACTGGTGTTGAATCAGCTGGAGTTGATACCTACAGCTATATTAGAGCGACCTGGGATAGAAGCCCTGAAATAAACCTGTCTAGCTATAGCATACGTTATAGAAAGACTTCAACCACCTACTGGGCAGAGGTCAACGGCATCAGAGATATAGAAACCAAAATTGTTCCATTGCCAGGCAATATTGGTTATGACGTACAAGTTCGCGCAATGAACTCTCGTGGTGTATATTCGGAATGGTCGGCTACTCAAACCGTCACATCTCAAGCTGATACTACAGCGCCTTCTGCGCCTACTATAAGTTGCTTGAATACTGCTAAAGGGTTTATAGTTTACTCGGATGGATATACTCCGCCATCAGACTTTAGCCATTACGAAATTCATGTTGGAAAAACTGTTACATTCACTATTGGTGGCACTGACCCCATCGACTGGGATGGCACTAGTGGAAGCAATACTTATCATACCAGGTCAGCAGCCTTGCCCGTTATCATCAATAACATGACAGCGGGAACTGCTTATTATGTCAAAGTAAAAGCTGTGGACACTTCAGGGAATAAAAGTTCTGCTAGTACCGAATTTACAATCTACGCAGGAGATGCTCAACGTTCAGACACATTGGTAGTTGCGGCTTATGACGCTTCCAAGGCGAGTCAGTTATCAGCCGATTACCTTTGCGACGGCACTGATGATGATATTCAAATCAATGCAGCTATTAACGCATTGCCAATACATGTTTTCGATTCAGGAACAGCTCAAGCAGGAGCGGCAACAACAATCACACTGTCTACTTATGCCATTTCTA